TGCCAACAGCATCGTGGCTAATTCACCTTGGGAGTCAAACAGCGCGTCGAACTGCCACAAGTTATTCGGGCTTGCCGTAAATTGATCATCTACGTCGGTTACTTTGGTGCTGAACCCAGACCCAGTGCCGCCGATACTCGAGGCATTGGCGCTTAAAGTGTCACCAACTTTGTAATATTGACCGCCAGCGGTAACGGTTACGGACACCACAGCACCACCGGATACTACAACCAAGGCTTGTGCACCAGTACCAGTACCACCGGTCAGTGGTACGTTGGTATATGTTCCATTGGTATAAAGTGACCCACCGACTAAACTACCGGTTGTTAAGATTTCACCACCAAAAGCTACTTCAATAACGCCAGCACCGACACCATTGTTATCGATGTCGGTGGTCTCTAAGCCATATTGATACCCATTGTAGATCCGGTTTAGTCCATCTTCCGAATTTACAAAAATGCCCCGGGATATGCCATTAGAATTAGTGGTGATAGCCCGGTACCCGCCAATCTTACGGGGACGACCGCGTTGGAATCTGACCCACATTCCATCGGTATAGTAATTCTTGTCAAAATAGGTACCATCCCGCTGAATGCCGGGTTGGGTATCTATAGAGAACGTCTTCTTTGCCATTAGAACAATCCACCCGAGATGCCGCCGGAGAATGTTCCAGTTCCAACTATCGATAAACCAGTGGCAGACAGAGTAGACCTTAAAGTACCAAGGATCGAGGTATTAAACTGACCAGCACTGGCTCGGTAGATACCAGTTGAAGGTTCACTAGCAAAGCTTAACGCGGGGGATCCCGCCGAACCGTTAGCAAGGCTGTATGACGCAGTACCAGCCAGAACGGTATTGGCGTTCAACACATTCACAGAATCACAGATCAGAGTAACTTGGTTACCCGACGATACACTTGCACTATTCCCGACCCCGGTGGTTACAGTAACCGTATATCCATTAACACCACCAACAGTATCGTTGATAATATAGTATACTTGAACCGTCTGCGGAAGAACAATGGTAACATTACCGGTCAGGGTCCCTGTATACTTCTGGATGACGTTTGATGCTTCGCTAGCGGTCAGCGTATAACTACCATTTGTAACCGGCTTGGTTAACTGGGTAAAGTTAAACTGAGTTGATTTACCCAAACCGACTGTGTAGAAAGCTGCGCCGCTGCTCACGATAATGGCAGAGTCGGTGGGCTGAAGGACGACCGATGCAGATCCGTTGATAACATCGCTACCGCTAGTCGCAACGGTTAGCGCACCGCTACCACTATTACGAACCATCATGAACCAATTATCACCCAAGGTGGTAGCAGCGGATAAGGTCAATGTACCAGCCCCACCCGTCCACGCCCACATCCCGGCTCTCATAGTCGAAGTGGCAGTCGTGCTAGTACTAAAAGTAGATACCGGGTGTGATTGGTTTAGTGTAGTAGTAACAGCTAAAAGACCATAACCAGCCAGAGTTGCAGAATCAGCACTGGAAGATCCAACACCAAAGGCAATATTACCCCATGTTCCCTGCTCGTTGGGGTTAGCCGTGATGTAGATATACTTGGTTTCACCAGCTGCAATCGTGATAAGGGTATTCGTACCAGCGTAATCTTTAACTGTGAACGAATTAGATCCAACGTTGCGAATCAATGCGTCATTACCGACCGACGTTTGATTAGCGGGGGGCATCCATAAACTTAGGCCGGACGTAGTTGCCGTAACCTGCATGATACGCGCAGCATAATCATCAGACGTATTGCCGTTGATAGGCCACTGGAGTTGAGTATTGGCAGATAAAGTAACAGCTCGGTATGAAACGTCCGTAGGCTGAATTACTTGACCGGTAAAAGGAGAATTATAAGAAGTCATGGTTATCACCCATCAATTGCAATAGCTTGGCGGTCCGCATTGCGGGTGGCATCTTCACTCTTGAGGGTAGTCATAACAGTCTCGTACTGTTGTTGCCATATGGGGATCCGCTCATCATTTTTAAGATAAGGCATCGCTTGTAGCAGCGAACCATACAGCAAAGCTTGAGGAGCGTATTGAGTAAACCAGTTAGACTGATTCGTTGAGTCTAGCGGTTGAATACGCTCATAATAGACTACCTCGAAATTATAACTCTCGTTTGGAGTCGGCGCAACTAGCCAGTGAGTATAATCATAATCGGCATAAAACTGAGGAACGTCAGTCTCGACAGCATTAGGCCAAAAATTACGTAAATATTCATACTTACGCAAGAACACCGGTTGTCTGTTTCCATCAACGATCACATTCATGGACACGGTCTTGTGCCACCTGGCTGGCTTTGCGATCGTCGGTTCATCAGACACCATCGCGGATTCCTGCACGACTAAATTACCAAGGAATTTAATCTGACTTGCGATGATCTGCTCGGCCAGCATAATAAAACGAGGAATCTGGGCAACGGTTTGCTCGTCGGTGCGTTCTAGATATAACTTGATGTCATCCACCAAGCTATCGTATGTCATAACTGCAGCCATTGGTACCCCCGTTTTGTATTATTGATAAGGCCTAACGCCTACTTTATCAATTACTAGTTTCTGCATTCTGGGTTTGTCATCAGGATTATTCGGAATGCTGATATGAACCCAAGAATCGAATTCTTTAATTAATTGATCATACTTGATGTCACTACCGATAATATGCAACATTAAGTCATCAGGTGACCGGTTAACACCGCGAATGTCGGCAGCACAGCCTAACATGTGCTGACTGTTTTTGGTTCCACCGATCGCACTATTCACCTTTTCTGATCTGTAAGCCGAGTTTACTATGATAGGACATTTCAATTCGGATCTAACTTCTTCCAGTAGAATCGCCAAACGCTTTAAATTAGCAATCACCTTGTCGTTAGGCTCATTCGGCCAACCCCTTCGCGCCGCGTAGTCAGAGCGAATCATCTCTTCCAGTGTAAAATTTAAGCTCAAGTTCATTTGGCTTTCCGCGAGTAGAACAGGGTGCGGTCACCGAACAGATAGAACCCAATAGCGGCAGCAAAGTTATCAACGGCTGGGTTAGAGATACTAGACATGGTCATATATGCCCAAGTACCAAGGACAAGAATCGCCACAGACGGGCGCATTAAACGCACTACCGCCTCGACCCACGGATAAGACGGATTCGCACCCCCGGCGTCATTCATTGCCTTGAACATCTCAAGGTCGATTTCCTTCATCTTAGCGTACTGCTCAATCGTCGCAGGCTTAAACTGGTCTGGCGCAATAAACTTACTGATCAACGATTTACCCAGGTCAACGGCAAGAGGACCAAGTGCGGCAAGAATAGTTACGGGATCCATAGTTTATCCTTACGAAGCAACGGCTTTAATAACAGCAAAATTGATAACCAGTGCATCTGATCTACTGGTTGCAGATGAATTTCTTAAGAAAATCCTGCAAGAGCCAGCGGCAACGGCGTCAACAAGAAGTTGATATGTGTTTGTAGTCGCACCAGACGAAATGCACACGACTACAACATCAGTTGCGGCAATTTTGCTGTTGGTAAGGGTAAATGAAATTTCAGACCCCGAACCAAGAGAAGCATTGCTAGTCGTAATTTGACCACAAATAGTGTTAAGCGTAACACCAGTCGATTTATTGGTAAGTTGGGTTACCGCGCCGCCGGAACCAGTCGGGTACCCAATACTACCTTTAGCTGTGAAGTTACCAGAAGTGTCTAGCTGAGCGTTTTGAATGCCATTGGTGTATAGTGAAAGCGGAAGGTAAGTACCAGTTCCATTGATACCGGATACTAGTTGAACGTCAGTGGATCCGTTAGTAGCGATAAGAATCTTGCTAGCGTTTGTCGGGTCGGAATTATTGGTTGCTTGCCACGACGCACCAACAGCAGTGCCATTAGGAAGGGCATAGATACCAGTCGTGCTGTTCGCTGTACTGGTTTGAAAAGATGCACGATTCGTAACCGTAGCATTTGTAAAGTCACCAAGGATTCGATTACCAGTACCGGCAAAAGTCATACTGGTAGAGACCGATGGTGTAGTCAAAGAGGGACTAGTAGAGAGCACTACGTTACCAGTGCCGGTAGACGTAGTGACACCCGTACCACCATTTGCCACCGCTAAAGTACCCGCAAGTGTTATAGCACCCGTAGTAGCAGTAGCCGGGGTTAACCCGGTAGAACCACCACTGAACGAAGTGACACCGGATGAAACGGTGGCACTAGTGTACAGATTATATGACGAATACCAAAGAGTAGTACTCGCAGCATTGAATATCATGACCCCGGAAGACGGTAATCCAAAGCCGACGTCAGTACCTAAACCGTCAATAGCCGCACCGCTGGCCGGGTAAACGTAAACACTATTTGCACCCTTGTTTACGATAACGACTCGACGACCCACCGTAGCGGTGGGCAGGGCTACCCCGGATCCGGATACTGCGGTAGTAACGACCACATAATCGCTGGTCAAAGGCGTAGCGGTACCCTGAACGGTACCAGCAGCAGAAACCGAAGCCGACGTGCTAAATGTCTCAGCCGAAAGGGCAGGAGTAACTAAAGAAGGACTGGTAGCAAAGACCAGAGAACCGGATCCGGTTTCATCGGTCACCGCTGCTGCCAAGTTAGCACTAGTTGGAGTAGCCAGGAATGTACCTACGTTGGTCCCAAGACCAGACAAAGTAGAAACCGGGGTATTCTTCCAAGCGATTACTTGAACATTGGCACTATTATCCTTATAGAACAACTTGCCGTCAACAATGTTTAAGGCCAACTCGCCATTGGACAAATTACCCGCAAGCGGAACATTAGTCGTCGTAGCTGAGTAGTACAACTGAATTGGTGTATATCCGCTTTGAGCCATGTTGTTTACCTTTGATGCAAATTAGAACATCAAGAAGAAGTTGCCAGTAGTTACTGCACTACTACTCGGCGTGTAGACAATGACGATTCCGCCGACCTGCCCAACATTACCCACTTGCGCAGTGCCACCAGTAGATACGCCGCCACCTGCAGTGCCGCCGCCGTAAATCAGAGCAACGTTACCTATAGCAGCGCCACTACCGCCAGCACCACTACCACTACCAATGCCAAATAACTCAGTACCAGGAGAGCCAAACCCACCGAAGTTAGTGCCAGTATTACCTCCACCACCACCACCAACAGCACCACCACCACCACCAGACGCACCACTACCAACGCCTGCTGAGTTATTACCACCAGCTCCACCTACACCCGAAGTGGCATTTGCACCTGCTGAACCGCCGCCATTACCGCCACCACCACCACCTGCAATATTTGCAGTAGTAGCAGCTGAGACCGCATTACCACCATTACCCCCATTACCATTAGGCCCACCAGCCCCACCACCAGCGCCGCTGCCATGGCCTGTGACTGCGGAAGTGCCAGTAGAACCAGCACCACCAGCACCACCATTAAATGTAGAGCCTATACCACCAGCACCGCCAGCGGAAGTTGGGGTAGTTGATGCGGTACCCCCACCCCCACCGCCAGC